GGGGTTGATCTTCTAGGGGTAACAACTGGCGAACTGTAACCCACTGACAAATCTTACCGGATTGATTTAAGTAAACTCGTTTCTTCTGAGCAAAGGAATAGAGTGGAATATAGCCTACTTTTTGCAACACTTCGATTATAAGGCTGCTTTTGAAATCTACGTCGTAGGAGTTCTTATAGGTTCCGGCCAGTTGTTCATCAAACCAAACCTGAACCTCACCAGTACCTTTGAACACAAACTTGGTGTTGGCACCAGATTCAGACCAGATGAAACAGGGGATATAGTCCCAGCTTGTAAGCTTTCCCAACACGATTTTGGATGGGGGATGTGCATGGCGGCTTTTAGCTTCACGTTGAAGAAGATCGAGGCAATCGCTGGATGAGATGCACTCATGTAAAATTCCATGCGACTGCTGCAAAGCGATTTCAGCTTGTTTTCGGGAGAGGGCTACATAATAGCCCGCATTGGAGATATGGGTGTAAATCATTCTTTAGTGTCCTCTTTAACGATAAATTTTAACTGATTCTTCGTTTTAACTTGGTAGCCATATAATGCCAAAAGTTCTACAATGACATGAGTTCCTGGTTTTCGCTTTGTCTTTCCACTGCAAAGAGTAGCCCCTCCGGATTTTTCGTACAAGGCACGGAACTTCTCGCGGAAGTTGGCCCAGCTTTCACTATTGAGCGGTTGCGATTCCGTTTCTTCAAGAAGTTTCTGGAGCTGTTCAATAGCGGCATTTTGATGACGGAGGTTTTCATCAACAGCCTCAGTGTCATCTAAGTCAAAGCCAAACCAACTTAGAGCCTTGCGAACGTAACCATCGGGGTCGTTCTCTAACATAGACAAGCTTTTACGGGCATCGGAGATATAGTAGTCTAAGGCGGCAAATGTAAAGATGCTGTTCTTCGGATGGGAACTTTCGTTGTAAGAGAACTTTGTTCTCAAAAACTCAAGTTCACCGTTCCAAAACATATCTTCTCTGGTTTTTGTATCAGCACCTAACCACTTGTTGAGTAGATTCTCTTGACGAGTCCATTGGAAGATTCTGGACGAAAAGTAGCTTTTAGCTCTGCGTGGAATCACTAATTCGAGCGTTTGGCCTTCCTCATACATTCGTACACGCCCCGCCTGCTGGACAGCGGCCATGTACTCGGTGCCAGAAATATACAGATGGGTGATCTCCTTGTCAATCAGGTTCGTGCCGTTATCCAGTACGGAAGTGGCAATCAGCACTGAAACTGACTCAAAGCGATTTTTGGTCTTGATTTCCTCAAGCACCTTTTTGTCTAACTCGTCCATGGAATATGCCCCATAGGATGCTTCTGAAAAAATGAAAGCAGCGGATATACCATGCTGGTTTAGCTTGTTCTTGCAGTCTGTCCCCTGCTTCTTAGAGTCCAAGAAAACCACTGCTTTATGGAGCCGATGGGCTTCATGTTGTTCAATCACATCATCCCAAAGGGCTTGACCATCAGCAAGGATGCGAGGGTGTAGATAACTGTAATCAGGCTCAGCACCCGTGACCTCGAAGAAAGCAGCATATTTTAGTAAGCCAGTGCTGTTACTATACATCTGTGAGATCATATTGTTTCTGGTATATCTAAAGCCGGGTGAGATTTCCCAATAAGGAGAATATTCCGCCAAATCTACAACTTGCTCCATCTTCAAAATGACATTTCGGACAGGGCTTATAGTAGCTGAGGCGTAGATGCGGACAGACTGAGCAAAGACCTTGGGAAGATTGACGAGAGGAGCCGAATCTGTGGTGAACACCGAATCTGCAATGAAGTAGTGGCACTCGTCGCAAACCACAAAGGCGTACTCTTTGGCTTCAAAAGGCCCGATCTTAATGTTCGGAGTGTCCTTGCCTTGAAGTCTCCGGGCCATATATTGATATGAGCACACAACAAGGTCTCCTAGCGGATAAATCCCGGCTTGCTGAAACTCGACAGCGTCAGGCGGTATGCCCGATGGTTTCAAAAAACTGTTGGTAAGCTGCTCTGTAAGAACAGCGCGGTTAACAATCAAGAGTACCGCTTGTCCTCGTCGTTGGGCCTCTGGTACAAGATCTTTGGTAAAGCAGGTGGTTTTACCAGATCCTGTGGGAGCCTTGAGTAGGTAGGCATTTCCGGGTGAACTGTGAACGATAGGCTGCTTGACATCTTCTGATAAATATTGGCTCATTGTTGTGGCCTCCTTTCTGTGAGAATAAGATACCACAGATCGAATAAATTCGATGACATACGAAATTTTCGTAATCTGGAGTGAGCTGTAAGGCAAAAAAATCGGCCCATGAGCTTTATTTGCTCAAAGGCCGATTTAATAACCGTCAACGTTTGCTTTTTGTGGGTAGAAGTGGGATTTTGTAATTTTTAAGGACTTCTATAAGTGCAGTGGTTTGTAATGCAGAAAATCCAGATAACATATCAGAGCGCAAGTTGAATTCCTTTTTAATAGCATCAGTGGTTGGAAAATATTCAAGCATTTTCTCTATGTGAATCGGGGCATACAATGCAGAACAAGCCTGTATATTTTCAACGGAAAGCTGATAGAAAGATGATTTTGCTATGAACGAGGCCGGGAGAGTGAACGAAGATTCATTTCGAGCAAGAAGGTCTTCCGCATCAATGATATGCTCCCGAACTAAGTTATAGGAAAGATTTAGAAGAGCATCATAGGCACTGTTGAAGAACTCTATGGTTTTGGCAAGAGGCTCGATTAAAGTGGAGGCAAAACTTGGACGATATAGATTTGTGCAGGATGTCTTTTTCTGTTCATTGTCATATTTCATTAGGAGTGCAGCGGTTGAAACGGTGGAGGCTAGATAGATTCGAAGCCTTGGAGGTTTGCACTTCATAAGAACTTTTAGTATTTGAACAGAAATATCAAAAGCTTCTGGGATGGAACGGGTTTCTTCACCATAAAAAGGGAAAAGGGCTAAAACGGTATTGAAACCAAAAAGTTTCTCTAAGTACCATCGGTCTTCGGATTTTGGAGAAAGATCGAAGTCTGAACTAAGACCATCTAGCATGGCACGAAATGTTCGATGTGTGCTGCTGAATAAGGCTCTTGAGGTATAGTATTTTTCTGTGCCAGCGATGTCTTTTAATCCTATAAAAGTCAAAAATGGGTTTGATGTAGAGGGGGAGAGGAAAGCAGACATAGAATATTTACAAAAAGAGGCATGAATCATGTCCTTTGGAATAATGGTATTGCAGAATGATTCCAAGGATGCGCTGTATTCGCAAGGAAGATAATCCAAATCTGTAACGTAAATATCGTTGTATTTGCGTATCAGTTCAGAGCAGTCTGACTTCTCATTCCAAATAGGCCATGACTCTTCGTCTAGCAATGTTTTATCCAGATGAACAGCTTTCAACTTGACATCAGGATACTGTGCTTGAAGGTCATCGAATGAAGATTTTAACTGAATATACCGTAAGTTGAATATAAGGGCATCTGCTATGTCACTAATGAAATCTGAACAAAATTCATCATAAGTAGGACTATAACTGTAAAAATGACAGAGACGGCTAAGATAATCATTTACAGAAAAAGACGGTGGGGACAAGAACGGAATGTTTAGAGCTTTATATAATTCAGGAGCGGATGTATCAACCTTAATGGAACGTCTAGAAATGTTGTTTGCATCAGAAGTGGCAGCGGCTTCGGCATATTCATCCGTAGTGGTGAAAGGTGAGTAGCTGTTGGAAGACGGAGGGATGCTGTATGGTAATAGCGATGACATAAGAGAGGAAACGCCTAAAAATTTCTGGCATGAATCTTCATGAGATGAACCTGTACAAAGATCGAGAATCGGTTGAAGAACATCTTCAATCGAAAAAGTCTTTCCAGCAGCTTTTGGGTTTTCATGAAATTGCTGAGGAAGTGATGCAAGTTCAGGTGGAAGCGTGTTTTTAATACGAGTTTCACCTGTTTTGTCAAAAATATCGCCAAATTCAATCATAAGATAACACCTCCACCACTATTTTATCGTACATATGGCAAAAGGCAAGCCGATATGTTTCAAAATCAAAAATTTTAGCCAGATAATATAAAGGTGAACACAAACCTCTGAGCCGAAAGACTCAGGGGCTATTTTTATGTCTGGAGGTGATTTTCTATGCTGTTCCGTATCATCGTTGTCATCATCACCATTACGGTTTCATTCTAAGCTGCATCCGCACAGAAAGGAGATGTCCCCATGAACTTTTTACCTGAACTCATTCAGAAACTTGGCACGGTTCTTGTTGAAGTCCTCGTGCTGATTGCTGAAGAAGTTGAAAAGAAAAACTAACGAAAACAAATCGAAAAGGAGACTTTACTATGCCCGCAAATATTGAAACGATGTTCTCTGTCCGTGAGACCCCTTGGCACGGCCTTGGCCGTATCGTGATGGATGCCCCTGCAAGCCGTGAAGCCTTGGAGCTGGCTGGTCTGGATTGGCAGGTGGAGAGCCGCAATATCTATTCCGGCACGGGTACTATGATTCCCGGCTATCGCGCAAATGTCCGCAGCACCGATGATGCTGTTCTGGGCGTGGTATCTGACCGCTACCGCATTGTGCAGAACGAAGAAGCATTCCAATTCACCGATGACTTGCTTGGTGAGGGTGTCACCTATGAAACCGCAGGCTCTTTACAGGGCGGCAAGAAGGTCTGGATGCTGGCGAAGCTGCCGGAGAAGTACATCATCGCCGGAGATGAAGTAACCCCATATCTTGTGTTCTTTAACAGTCATGATGGCAGTTCTGGTGTCAAGGTCGCTATGACCCCGGTTCGTGTGGTCTGCCAGAACACCCTGAATCTGGCCTTGGGTACTGCAAAGCGCATCTGGACTGCTCGCCATACCGAAAATGTTTTGCTCCGGGTGCAGGATGCCCGTGAGACCTTGCAGCTTGCCAACAACTATATGGGGGAGCTGGGCAAGGGCATCCATGAGCTGACCACCATCAAGCTGTCTGACCGCAAGGTGCAGGAGTTTATCAACGAGTTCTTCCCCATCACGGAAGACTTAACCGATGGCCAGCGGAAGAACAACCTGCGCTTGCAGGAAGATTTGAAGGCTCGCTACTATAATGCACCCGATCTGGAGTGGGTCGGCAAGAATGGATGGCGGTTCGTAAATGCCGTATCGGATTTTGCCACCCATGCAGACCCCATCCGTAAGACCCGGAACTACAACGAAAATCTGTTTCTGCGCACCGCAGAGGGCAATCCCATGATCGACAAAGCCTACAAGATGGCGCTGGCAGCAGCATAAAGGAGAACGTATGAACGATGTGAGCAACCGGGCTGTCCGGGAATTTTCTGAGTTCCTGAACAGCATTGAAGCTGATTTTCCAAAGCCTACTTGCACCACGGCATACGAGATCACGATGAAAAGCACCATTGTCAGTGCCTTGATTACGCTGGACACCGAAAAGCAGATGGACGAGCGTTTCTGGAACCATCTCCGGGTGCAGCGGAACATTCTGGATTTCCTGTATACCCTGTGGCTGGACGATGACCGCACCTTGGTGGACGAGTTTTCCACCATTATCAAAGACTTGGTGGAATATGATTTCTCTATCGCAGAAGAACAGATGAAAGTGAGGTTGAACATTGCATGAAACGACTTGTATCTACATTAAATCTGTCCAAAGAAGATTGGCTCCACTATCGTAAATGCGGCATTACCGGCACGGATGCCGGGGCTATCCTTGGCCTGAATCCCTACCGCTCGGCATTTCAGGTGTACCACGATAAAATCAGCGATACCACTGAAAATATCGACAACGAGGCCATGCGGCAGGGTCGTGACTTGGAGGATTATGTAGCACAGCGGTTCTCCGAAGAAACAGGCTTTAAGGTGCGCCGTGCAAATGCTATCTATCAGAGCGAGGAACATCCGCTGCTTCTGGCAGACTTCGACCGCCTGATCGTTGGACAGAAGGCCGGGCTGGAATGCAAAACGGTCTCGCCCTTCTTCGCAGACAAGTGGGCAGATGGCAAAATCCCGGCTCACTATCTGGCGCAGGTTGACCACTACTTAGCCGTCAGCGGCTTCGACTGCTGGTATGTGGCGGCTCTGATTTTCGGCAGAGAGCTGGTGATCCACAAAATCGTGACGGATAAGCAAGTGCTTTCTGATCTTATTGATAAGGAAGAGCTTTTCTGGACGAACCATGTTGTGCCCCAGATTCCCCCTGCACCCAACGGTTGCGATTGTGACACCCAGCAGATCAACCAGATGTATGAGGTAGACAACCGGGACAAGACTGCTGACCTGAGTGCTCTGCATGGACTTCTGGATAAGCGGCAGGAGCTTTCTGACCAAATCGAGCAGATGGAACAGGAGAAAACGGCCATCGAGCAGCAGGTCAAGCTGAAAATGCAGGATGCCGCCTATGGCACAGCACCGGGCTATAAGGTATCGTGGGTATCCTCCGAAAGTAAGCGTGTGGATTCCCAACGTCTGCGGAAAGAGCAGCCGGACATTTTCAACCAGTACAGCAAAAATGTAAGCAGCCGCAGGTTCACCATCGTTCATGCGGCATAAATTTTGTATCAGGTGGCAGGGAGTAAATACTCTGCCGCTTTTTTCTTGGAGGTTATCTTATGGCCACAGAAAACCCGTTCGTAAAATTATTCGCTATCGACTTCAAAGATCATCTGGAAGTCAAAAAGTCCGGCAGCACGGAACTGAAATATGTAAGCTGGGCGTATGCATGGGCGGAGGTGAAAAAGCTGTATCCCGCTGCCAGCTACGAAGTCAAGAAATTCAACGGTCTGCCCTATGTTTATGACCCCATCACCGGCTTCATGGTGTACACCTCAGTCACGATTGAGGGTGTTTCGCACGAAATGTGGCTTCCGGTTTTGGACAGTTCCAACAAAGCCATGAAAGC